ATTGATAATTATATTATAACTAAAAACAAGTTAGATCTTAATATATTTCCAAATTCAACAATATCATATATTGTTAATTTTACTGAAGGTATTGTTAAAAATATAATTGATGACAATAATATTACAGTATTATTAAATACAAAAGATAATAATAATAATTATGATATATTTTTTAAAGAGCCTCTTCGTATTGTTTATCAGCTAAATATGTTTATTAATTTTTATAATCCAAATTCAATAATAGATTTGAAAGCAAATAGTAGTATTATGTATAGTTTTCCAGATGAATTAAAATATGATAGATTTAACCAAATAGAAATTAAAAAAGTAAATGTTAAAGAAAATGTAGAATGGATTGAAAATGCTAATTATAATATTTTTGAATATATAGATTTTTACTTGAATGATATTAAAATTGATACAATGAATAGTAATATATTTAATATTTCAGATCTATATTTAAAAAATAAAACATTTTCAATGAAACCATATTTATATGAAAATTATTTTAGAATAAATATACCTACTAATTTTTGGTTTAGTAAAAGTTCATCATTATATTTACCTTTAATTGCATTAGAAAATACAGAAATTAAAATAAAATTTAAACTTAATCATTTAAATTTATTTATTAAAAATAATATGAGTAATATTATTACTCATATTCCTACAAATGCAAAAATTTCAGTTATAACAGATACTATATTATTAGATAAGGATGAAAGAAAAAATTATGCAGAATATAATCATGAATATATGATTGAAAGAAATATTTTATATAATGGATATATTCTAAAAAATAATAATGAAATAATTGAGTTACCATTTAAAAGTTTAGTTAAAGATATTTTTTTAATTACTAGCTCTATAAAAACAAAAAAAAAATATTTTACAAAAGAAACTCTTGTTATGGATAAGTTGTATTCATATTTTAAAGATATTACTGAAAAATATAATATATATGTAAATAATAATTATTCATTTAATAATATTTCTGAAAACTATAATCATGAAGTTAATATGTATAGAAAAATTATTATATTTATAGAAAATCCTATTAATAAATCACTTATTAATTTTATTAAATCTCATAGTATACTTGGTAATTACGATATAATGTTTATTATTTTTATATATTTAACACAGGTATCATATGTAGATAACATTAATTTTAATACAACTACTAATATTGATAAATATAGAATTGAATATAAATTAACAAAAATTATATTATATTTTAAGTATATTTATAAAAATGAATATATTTTAACAAAAATAGATCCTATTAAAAATATTACATTTAAATTAAACGGTCAAGAATTATTAAGAAATCAACTTAGCTCATATTTTAATTATGTTACTACTACTAAATTAGAAAAAATACCAGATATTGGTATTTATTATTATTCTTTTTCTTTATTTCCTACAAGTACTCAACCATCTGGACATTTAAATTTTAATATTTTAAAAGATACTATTGTTGAATTAGAATTAAATGATTTAATTAATAATGAAAATATGTTTCTTGATATTATTATTAAGGAATATACAATTTTAAGAATACTCGGCGGTATTGCTAGTTTAAGTTGGACTTAATTTATATAAAAACTAATGATGCAATACCATCTATTATTCTAAATATATTATATTCAATTGCATATCCTTTTATTAATACTGGATTTTGATAATTTACAATACTATTTAATGTTAATTTTAAATAAGCATCATTTAATTGTTGAAAATTTAATGATCCTGATGGTTGATATTCTTTTGGATGTAATGCAAATGAATAAAAAAATAAACCATCTTGTGGACTTGTGTATTCATTCTTATATACCATTAAATTTGTATAAAATTTATAATCATCACTTTCTTCTCTATTAATTGAATTTATTACTATATTTGTTTTTTTTATAATTGTACTACTATTTAAATCTACAGGAAAAGTTGTATAATTAAATAAATCATTTGATTCATAATTTGATAAAAGTAATCCTCTCCAAAATATTATTTTTACTGGATTATTTAAAAGATCTATTTTATAATTTACATTAGAACTATAGAACTTTTTTTCAGGTATTTCTATTGTTACTGGCACTAAGTATTCTAATTCATTTTTTATAAAATACCATCTTTCACTATTATCAAGATATACATAATCTGCTAATATATATGATTGTTCTAATGATGGATAATTAAAAGGAAAATATGATTCATCTTTAATTAATTGTGATTCGGGTGTTAAGTGTGCTATAAAATTTGTTTCCATTCCATGTAAATTATAAATAGATGATTCAACTGATGGTATTAAAAAGTTATTTGAAACTTTATCATAATATAATCTATTTTGTTCTACATCAAAATATACAAATCTACCAATTGCAATTATACCATTTACATTTTGTTCAATTAATTCATTTTCATTAAATAAACAAAAATTATCTTTTATTGTTATATAATGTGTTGGTGATTCTATATAACATTTATTAAATGAATTAAATTCTATATGAATTTTTACATCATTATGTGTTAATGCTACCAGTGGAAGAGATAACCCTGAATCTAAACAAAACCAAAAATGTAATGGAACTTCTAATTCATATGATTCTTTTCCATTTGTAAAGTTTTTATTTTCATATGTGTTTCCAATCATTATATCATAACCCCTTTTTAAACCATCAGTAATATTTAACTCATTTATTAAATTTAAAAATTCACCATTTATTTTATGAATTAATATACCACCTATTTCTAAATCTATATTTTTTATTATTCCTAAACCAATTTTATCTATCCATCTAAATTTTTTAATATCAGATGGTAAATAAGAATGATTATTAGTTGGTATACTTGGTAATTTTATATATAAACTCATATCATGTAATAAATCAGCATTTTTTGATATATTTATTGTTATTTTTCTTGAAAAATCAGGTTCTGTTTTAAAATATTGTGGTATAGTTTCAATACTAAAATTTGTATATTGTTTATAAACTAATTTAAAATATGTTATTTCAGCTTGTCCACTTAGATAAATATTATCTTTACCTACTGATACTAATAATAATAGTCCTATTCCCATTAATAATTATAATACTATAATTTTAAATATTATTATAATTATTTATACTTTTAATACTTTTAATTCTTTTACACCTTTGAACATTTAAAATTATATATATAATGCTTGTTAAATCTTTATTTATTTGTTATTCAACAGATAATTATTCCAAATTAACAAATTTATGTTTGAATTCATTACAAGAGATAAATGTTAATAATATTGAACATATGAAAGATGAGTTAGATGTTTCAAATAAAAAAACCGGATTTAGGTCTGATTTATGGTATTATTGTGTTAGAAATAAAATAAATCATCTCATTAATGTTCTAAAAAAATATGATAGTTTAAATAATATAAAATATTTTATTTTTACAGATTGTGATATTATTTATATAAAAAAAAATTTAAATGAGTGGTATAATTTAGAAAACTATATTCAGAATGAAAATAAAGATATATATTTTATGAGAGAAAATACTTCTAATGATGTAAATAGTGGTTTTTTTATTATAAAAAATAATGATAATATTACAAATATTATAAATTTTTTTGTTAATGTATTACAAACATTTGATACATCTAAAAAAGAAAACATGCCTTACGGTGACCAAAGTATTATAAACAAATTAAAGAGTAAAATAAATTATGGTTTCATCCCTAATTATTATGTAGTTTTTGGAACTAGAATATTTAATAGCAATAAAAGTTTATTCCATCATGCAGTATGCTCTAATGATGTAGATAATAAAATTATACAAATAAATAGAATAAAATTGGCATTTTAAATGTTCAAGGGTGTAATACTTTTAATACATTAATACTTTTAATACATTAATACTTTTAATACATTAATACTTTTAATACATTAATACTTTTAATACATTAATACTTTTAATTCTTTCTTACCCAATCAGGATAAGCGGTAACTGGTTTAGATTCTACTTTAGTTTCTTGTTGGGTTGCATTAGCTAAAGCACTTAAAATATCAAATAAACTATCTTGTTTTTTATTTACTTTTTGGAAGTAGTTATTTTTATTATCAACAAATTTTTGAATATGATCAAATTTGATTACATTATTATTTTGTATATGACCAAATACATTAACTAATTTCATATATTTATCTGAATAGATACGTGCTTTATTTAATTTTGATTCTAACACTTTTAATTCATCAATTAATGTTTGTACTTTATCTTTATCAGTTGGATCTAAAGTTTTATCATTTTCTTCTAAACTTAAAATAAATTGTTTAAAATGATTTTCAAATATTTCTGCTATTTCTAAATTTTGATATGAATCTTTAGATTGTTGTTCATGACTTCCACCCGCCATAAAACCAACAATTGGTACACCATATAATGCTGATACAATATTTCTATTATTAACTACTGTAGTTTGTAAAGATTTAAGTGATGATACTGATGCAACATTTGATCCATTTGAAACACTATATTTTGGTTTCATACCATATTTAGAAAATGTTGTTCCTTTAAATTGTTCTTTATTAATAGTAGGTGATGGACCATTATAACCAGTATTTAAAATGGATGGATTTGCATTTATCATATTAGATACTAAATCAAGATAACTCGTAAGTTTTCTATTTTGTGCAATCGTATTAATTTCTTCACTTGTTAATTTCTTAGAATTAGAATCATTCATATGATATTTTTTTAAACTTTCTATCCATTCACTTGCTGTATCAACTCTATCTAGCATTACACCTAATTCATCAGATTTAACATTTTTTATTGCAAAACCAAATTTTTTTAATAATCTTAAAGCCATTGATGGATTCATATCTTTAACATCTTGCATAGATTTAGTACTAAAATGATGATCTTTCATAAATTGAAAACATTCTTTAATATTTTGTCCTATAAGACATTTTGATACAAATTGTTCACATGTTACATTCTCTACATCTACAAATCCTGTTGTAAAGCAATTACCTTGTTTTGTTAATTCCATAAATTTTTCACTTCTTTCCCCAACACTCTCCTCTTTACCCTCTGCATCTTTCCTAAATAATTTACCAGGTTGTCCAACTTTTCTATAAAATATATTTTCGTATTCTGGTGGTGTTTCAAAAAAAGCAGTTGAACCTTTACTTTGTTGTTGTAATTTTACTTCTTCGTCTATCATTGATCTTAGAAAAAATTTATTTAGTTCATATGGTAAATTTTTTCCTGTACCCTTCATACCCGCATCAATATAAGATTCTAGAATGGAATTATCTGCGTTTACTCCACCAGGCATAACAGAAGTTAAAGTTAATAAGTCATTAGTTGGTCTCCATTTAGAATCGCTATAAATCTGTCCAATACCTAGTTTTACTGCAAAATACGTAGGTGTATTACTATTAATTAATCCATTTAATGGTAAAAAAGTTTTTATATCTGGTTGTGATGCTCCACCATCCAAACCATCCAAACCCGTATATGGTGGTACTGATTGATTTGGTTGTTGTGCTACATTTGCCACTGGTCGCGGCGGTGGTGTCCCTGCTACATTTGCCACTGGTCGCTGCGGTGATACATTTCCAAACGGGAAGGCTGGTGCTAATCCGTTTGGGGGTGGTGGTTGTTGGTTCGGTGATACATCTCCAAACGGGGAGGTTAATGCTGATCCCTTTCCAAACTTGAAGGCTGGTGCTAATCCGTTTGGGGGTGGTGGTTGTTGGTTCGGTGATACATCTCCAAACGGGGAGGTTAATGCTGATCCGTATGAGGATTGTTGGTTCGGTGGTACTCTTACATTTGTCGCCATTAATGTTGCGTATGATGACGGCTGTCTAGTATAAGTATATAATGTATCTAACAGTTCTTTCATATAAGGAGGAAACGTATCATACTCATCTTTTTTAATATTAAATTCTAGAGTTCTACTATTCATTTTAGATAGAATTGCAGCTATGAAAGCAGCAAATTCGTCAGATTTTGTATTTTCTGGAAAGTTATTACCATCTGGTTTAATATAATAATGAGCATCTGCTTCTTTTAATACTGTGCCATCAAACTGTATACTACCATTTTTTCTAAAATTTTTTTCTATCAGGTGAAGAAATAATTTAGCTCCTGGAAATTGGTTAACTGCATTAGGATCTGGGATCATATCATAAACCATACCTAAAAGATAAGGTACGTACTTGTCGTACTCTGTCATATTATAATCGGGTTGGGACATATTATATATATAGAGTGATAGATTTTATTTTTTAAACTATTTAAAAAACTAAATATTTAATTTAAAATATTTTAAATTAAATATTTAAATTAAAATATTTTAAATTAAAATATTTATTATCTGACTATTATTAATATACAATGTTTAATCAAAAACTTTTTGGTTTAAATTTATCGACATGGCTTATAATTGGAATGATAGTAATTTTTATGTCAGATAACAAACAAAATAATATAAAAAATTTCTTACCTATGAATTTAGATAAGATGGGTAATAATGATAATAATTTATTATTATTGGGTGCTGTTGCAATGATAGTAATTTTTTCATTATGTAAATGTAGTATGGAAAATTTTTCATCTTGTAATACTGTAGAAGATTCAAAAGCATCATCTGATGGGAATTCTAATGGTCATTCTAATGGAAATTCATCTAATGGTCATTATGATGATATTATAAAAGTATATAATTTTAATACATCTTGGTGTGGATACTCTAAAAACTTTCAACCAATTTGGGATGAGTTTATGAATAAACATCATGGAAAAAATAATGTAATTGTAAAAGATGTAAAATGTGATGATGAAAGTAATGCACATTCACAAAAATTATGTAAAACTTATGAAGTACCAGGTTACCCAACAATTATATTTGAACATAATAATAATAAAATAGATTATATGGGACCAAGAACAGTAGAAGGACTAGAACAAAAATTAATGCAATTAAGACAATAATAAATTAATAATTTTTTCAGAACATGTATTAATATCTTTATAAAATTCAAGTTGTTTTAATTTATTTTTATCAAATAAATTAAATCCATACATAGCTCCATACCAAGATCCAGTTATAGCACCTGTTGTATCATTATCACCACTATGAAGTGTTGAAAAAAAAATAACACTTTCTAAACTAATAGTAGCAGAATTTGGATTTTTAAAATCAATAGGAAATTTAGTTGCTGTAAAACTAGATAACATAGAATCATATGCAATTATTAGAGATGTTAATCCAGATGTTCCAAAATAGTATGTCATATAATCATTATTATTAGTTTGATATTTATATAAAGATTCAGTTCTTTCAGTAAAATTAGTAATTTGACTAGACCCATTTCTAAATTCATTCATTCTATCTTCATTATATTGATACCATAAATCAAAAAATATATTTTTATCTTTTAAATATTTTTCATAAATATTAGTTGTTTTCATATAATTATCAATAATATTAGATTCATAAATTTCAATAAGTTTACTAGACCATTCCCAAACAGGTATATTTCTAACTGCAAAACTAGTAAATAAAGCACTAACAAAACCACCTAAAAATCCAATAATATAATTATGTGTAACTCTACTAGCAACAATAGATTTTTCAATTAATTTAGATAAATCTTCCTCTTTATAATAAATTAAACCAATTGGTCCTGTTCTCATTGCTGCACCATTACCACCCATATTTTGTTTATAAGGTAATGTATTAATAGACCTAGTTCTTTTAATAGTATCAAGTGAATTTAATGTAGTTATTCCACTAATTCTTTTATCTTCTTTTAAAATATCAATAATATTTACATATTCATTAATAAAATCTTTTTCAGTACCGCCGTTAATACATGCATTAACAGTTGCAATTGTCATAATAGTATCATCACTACTATTCCAATTAGTAATATCAATATTTGTAAACCCACCTAAATTAAAAAAATGAGTTAAAATTTCCATATTCATAATAGAAACATCTCTACTATTAAGTGGCATTGTTTTATTATAATTAAATTCCCAAGTTCCATTATAAAATCCAAGTGTTTCAAAATAGGATGTTAAAAAAATAGACGCTTTAATTTTTTCAGTGATATTAATCATTATAATATAATATATTAAAAAAATAATATATTATATTATATATAAATGTCTGAATATATAAATTTTAATGAACTTAAATTTAATTTATATGAATTACTTGCTGTATCAAACGATGCATCTACCAAAAAAATTAAATCAGCATATAGAAAATTAATAGTAAAAGTACATCCTGATAAAGGAAATTATGAGGATGATGAGGTATTTAATCATTTAACAATTGCAAATCAAATATTAACAGATTTTAAATTAAGAGAAAGTTATGATAATTGGTTAGATACATCTAATTTATCACATTTAGATTTAAAAAATAATTTTGAAAATATTGAAAAAATCCCAATTTCAAAAGAAGAAGCTTATAAATCATATGATACTAAAATTAAAGAATTAAATAAAAAACATGGTTATGTGGATTCTGAAGAAAAAAATATAACAGATTTATATAATAAAAAATTAGAAGAATTTAATAAAAATATATACATAGAAAGTCAAGATATAAAAAATAATGATGAATTTAATAGTAAATTTGAAAATATACCAATAGATAATATTTATGAAAAACATAATAATTCAATAATAGAATTTAATGGTGAATTAGTTGGAAATACTTTTTTATCAATAGGAAATTATTCAATGTTATATAGTAGTGATCCAATTCAAACATCTAATTATTCAAGTTTAGATAGAGCTTTCAAAATACAACCAAAAATAAATTTTGTAGAAAATAATGATATTGATAATAAAATAAAAGAATATGAAAATTTGACAGATGAACTATCATATAAATTTTCAAAAAATAATATTTCTATAAAATAATTTTTCTATAAAATAATTTTTCTATAAAATAATTTTATCTATTATTTCATAAAGTATCTGTTTTGATATTTCATAATTAAGAAATAACAGTGCATAGTGTTTTCCCTCATCTAAAAAGTTTTTTATATTTTGTTTATTTAAAATAAAATTTAGAGAATCTTTTTGTTCACACATTATTTTAAAATAAGTATATTTTGATTTATTAATAATTAAGTCATCATTACAAACTTGATTTAAACTAATAGAATCAATAGCTAATTTACAAACACCCATAAAATATTGTGGTAATGATTCAACCGATTTTGTTAAACAGTTTTCCTCATGACTAACAATAAGAATACCTAATGTATTATTTGGGTCACAATATCTAATAGGAAAATTATTAGTAATACCCCCATCTATATAGTAAGAATTATTAAATTCAACTGGTGTAAATAAAAATGGAACAGATATTGACATTCTTATTGCATTAATAACAGAAAAATTTGGAAATGTATCTACTGAAAACATTTCTGATCTAGATTTAGTATAATTAGTTGTAAAAATTTTAATTTTTTTATTAGTTTTTTCAAATAATTCTTTAAAAGTTATATCATTTAATGAAAATTTTTTAAAAAGAAATATTTTAATAGTTGTTATTATTTTATTTCCATTATCTATACCAAAATTAGTTAAAAAAAATATAGAATCTATATGTGGTTCAAATTTTTTAAAATCAAAGTCTAAAATAAAGCTTTTTATATCTTCTACTGTATAACCAATATTAAAAAAAAAACATATAATTGATCCAACTGATGTACAAACAAATGTATCAATATTACTTAATTTAAAGTAATCATTAATTTCAAGATACTCAATCGCACCCAAATAACAAATACCATGCGTCCCACCTCCACTTAAACATAAAGTTTTAATCATTATAAATAATATTAATGTTTCCTTAAAATTATTTTTCAAAATGTATATAAATATGATAAATGCAGATAAATTAATTAAAGAACAACAAAAAAGAGACGAACTAAAAATTATTACATATGATAAAGTGTATAAAACAATTGAAAAAAAAATAATATTAGCAAGTGCAAGTAATTATTATTATGTATGGTATGAAATACCTGAATTTATTTTAGGATTACCAACATATAATCTAAAAATATGTATTGAATATATTATTGAAAAATTAAAAAAAAATAATTTTGAATGTGAATGGTTTGATCCAAATATATTATTAATTAAATGGTTTCCTAAATAGCTATTTTTTATTTAAATTACATAATAAATTAAAAAAAATTATAAAACAAAAACCAATTAATATAAGAACAAGAACATCCCTATAATCATCAAATAATATTATTAATTTATTAATAAGGTTAGGTCTAAATTTATTTCTTAAAATATCTCTACATCTACGTGATTTAAGCACTTTATTAATTAATTTACTTCTTTCTTTACCATCATTAATTGTATCAGTAACATTTTCATAATATGAATCTTCAGTAGTTGTTGCAGTATAATTATTTTTATTTTTTTTTTTTAAATTAATATATTTTTGAATATCACTAGAATCACTAATATTATTTAAGTTTGTTTCCATTTTTTGTTTATGTTGAGGTGGTTTTTTATCTTCTATTGAGTCTATTTTTTGTTCATTATATTGGGTTTGTGTATTTCCCCAAGCTTCATTAAGTGTGCAAAATTGCATTAATATTATTTATTATTTGAGATAATAATAATTTAAATTTTTAAAATAATTTATGTTATTATTATATAATGGAATTCGTAAATAATATTAATAAATTGCTTTTTTCTAATGAAATATTATTTATAGTATTAATTTTATATAGTATAATACAAAATAAAATTTTTAAAATGATTGCTTTAACATTATTAGTTTGTTCATTAAATAAAGATCCAAATGAATCTTTATTATTAGTTATTATATTTATAATTATTACATATATATTAGATATTGATAATTTTGAAAAAATGGATAATATAAATTCTACATGTGATAAATTTATTAACACTAAAACAAATATATTACTATTAAACGCAGATAATGTTATAAATCCTGATAATAAAGATTGGAAAGATATATGTTGTTGTGATTATAATAATAGTATTCCATTATTAACTGATATATGTCTAAATAGAATAGGATGTTATAGTAAAAAACCTAATTTTGATTATAAAAAATATGTTTGTAAAAATTATTAATATTATATAATTTCAAACGAAAATATTTTTTAATAAATTATAATATAAAAACTTTATTGCGTCAAGTTAAAGAAAAGAATATTTATATATATAATATATGTCATCTGAAACATCTATAGAGTTTCCATTAGATAAAAATAAATCGCATATTATTAATGAATTTATTGACAATCAACCTATTCAAAATAAAAAACCAGAAAGCACAGATACTGATTTTTATTTAAACTTAATTGCTAATCAAAATAAATTAAAAGATGATTCTGATTTAA